TCTAGAAGGTTTAAAGTCGACAAGAATCATTGTATTTTCACCAGCATGGCAGGCAGGACAGTTTCCTATAACAATAGGAGTTGTACCGTCCTGAACTACTCTTAGCTTATGATTTTGACTTTGCACTCTTTCTTGCCTTTGTTGTTGCTGTTGAAGGCTTCTTTGTTCCAGATGCAGTTGTTGTTTTACGCTTTGTAGTCTTTGCTGGCTTTGCAGCAACTGGCTGATCGGCAGTGTCAACCGTTACTACTATTGGTGCCACAGGTTGTGAAGCTGTAATTACAACATTACTAGCATTCTCTTTCTTTTCATAGATTCCAAAAAATTCTTTAATTGCTTTCCACATTTTGTATCTCCTGTTGATATCCATATTTACAAATAAAATAGCTGTCAATTATATCAGAAGAGGGGTTCCATTGTTTTTCTGTCAAATGAAGCTTCTTCTTTACGTTGTATTTAGTCTCATGCTCAAAGCTATCCTGTAATGATTGCTTATTTGCATTTCCTTTGCCTGTGGCAAATTTTTTAATAACAGTAGGAGGAACTACTGTATAATCTATATTGTTCCTGAAAAGGTAGTGTTTTAACAGGCCAGCATTTTCTGCAATATTGAAAACTCTTCCTGTCGACCCCATTGAATATCCCTCAAGATATACTTTTGATTCTTGAGGGATTCTAAGCAAAGCCCATTGAGTTATATTATGATATCTTTGTTCTTCACTTTTATAATCATTGTGCAAATCGCCAAAGATATTATCTACATCAATATCTAATTTTTTATTGTCAGTTAGAAAATAGAACCGACAGTTATGAAATCCAAAATTACTTGAATCACAAATACAAATACAAGGAGATGTAATACTATAATCAATGCCAACTATAATCATACGACTATTTATTCATCATCGTCGTAGTCATAACTTTCATTTTCTTCGTAGTCTTCATCTTCCTCGTATTCATCATCATCGTTGTTATCATCAGAGAAGTATTCTTCCCACACATTATCGAAAGCATCATCGTAGCCAAGACAATCATCTTCAATTCCATCACGTTCTGTATGATCTGATGCTTCCAAGAGACGCTTATAAATTTGTTCTCTTGTGCCTTCATCCTTTACAAGTTCAGAAATTACACTAATTAGATGTTCCCAGTCCATTTTGCTCTTTCCTTCTCAATTTAGCTTTTTTTACCACTTGCTTTTTTGTATCACTGTCATATGATAACCAATTTTGTATTTCGAAAGTACTGCGTCCACATTTAACGCAGTACTCCGTGTTGTTATCCAATTCACACTTTGTTGTACAAGGTGACTCAGAAGAGTTCACAGCCACCTCCAACACAAGCTGCAGATCCAATAGTATCTACATCTATATATTTGATTTCTTTCAACTCATCTTCCCATTTGATATCAACGATTGTTTGCTGAATCTTTTCCCACTTATGTAGCAAATATACATCTTTGAAACAATATTCAGTTTTCTTGATATCACCATCGAAATAGTTTGTTGCAAACTTTTTGAAACGACGAATCCAGTCTCTCTTCAATGTATTTGTGTGGTTGTCTGCAGAAAGATCTTCACCAAAACCATTTGCAGTCATACATGCAATCCAAAGATTATCAAAGCACTTTAGAGCTTCAACAATAATACCAGAAGCCATGATTGCACCTGCACCATACTTTTCTATAAGTTGAGCTGCATTCAATACTTCTGTGTTTGGTGCCTGGAAATAATCCTTGTCACCCGTCATTGGAAGGAATGAAATACCTGCAAAGTAGTCTTTGTTTGCAAATACGTATTCCTCGATCTCATCCCAGTTATCAACAATAACTGTATTTGAAACATTATGACGAATACCAGGATGCGCACATTTATCAACGTTTGTTCCTGCATTGACCCAATGTTGCTGAGCCTTTTTGATTAAATCAAGATGCTTAATTCCAATCAATTGATCCTTGTAGATTGATCCTTGCTTTGAAACAACAGGGAAAGAAATAACATAGTCAGTCTTTCCTGATGACCATGCTGATTCTTCTACCATATTTGGATTGATCTTCCTGATTAGTTTTGCAACTTCTGTTTCTTTGTTAAGTTGGATATTTCTGATATACATTGGTGAGTGTTCAGCATGAATACCAGAAGCAGTCATGAGAAGTACAGAAGCATTTCCAGAAGGCTTAACACAAGTAGTACGAGCAGCAGGATTAATCCCAAGTAGAGCTGCAACTTCGGCGTTTGTTTGTTTGACAATTTGAGCACCTTTTTCAAGAATATCTTCATTAAACAACGTTGCTGGATTGTTCATCCATCCTGTGATAGAAACACCAAGAAGTGCTTCACGATCAAAGATTGCTTTTGATGTTGGAGAAAGGAATTTGAAGTCTGTGTAACCAGCCTGGAGTGTACCAAGGATAGCAGCAGCACGGCAAGCCTTGTAGAATGCTTCTTCTGTGTCACACATTCCACCATTGATTTCAGTTAGGTTACATCCTTGCCAACCTGACTGACCATCAATCTGTGGATACATTCCAATTTCAACACAAGGATTAGTTGTGATGTCTTTGTCATCAACAAAGAAGAAACCTGGCTCACCAAACTGCTTGATTGAAGTCATTAGATTGGCAAATTGTTCTCTAGTAATCTCATTGCGTACAATAACAGCACTGTTATTACTGCGGCCGCGCTGAGGATTATCAATATACCAGCTTCCTGTTTTAGCGGAGGCCATTTCCTGATCATCTGGTGAGAATAAGCAAATTGTAGCTGAGCGACGAACACCACCAGCCAGGACAGCATCAGCTGCATGCATAACAATATCATAGACATGGATTGGTCTCAAGTTAGATGACTTCTCAGAAAGAGTAAGTCCGGTTAAAATATACTCGATACGATCGAGCGAGCGACGAAGTGGTTCTGGACCAGGAGCCTTGAATCCACCAGAAATTTTTGCACCCTTTGGTCTAATGTTTGAAAGATCGAGTGCAACCTTACGACCTGCATATTCAGGATACTTACCACCATTCTCGAAGAATGATGACATAAGAACATCTAGTGCTGTTGCCCATCCTTCAATTGAATCTTCTACAACGTGAACCTTTGGTGCTTTTGTACGATGAATAATTTTTGGAAGCTTTTCAATATGATGCTTTTGAACAGAAAATCCTGCACCTGCTCCACAAAGAAGGATATAGAATACTTCACCAAAGAATGCAGGACGATCTGCATAAGAAGAAGTACAGTTATACATTCTCATCTGATGCTTGAGTAGCTGCTCACCACCAAACTGCAAAGAACGCTGAGCACCAAGAACTAGCTTTTGTTTGTATGCAGTTGTTGCTTCATCAATGTACGACATTAGCTTTGATGACATTTTATCTGCATAAAATCCCATATGCATTTTGATAACACGATCTACTGCCTCACTCCAAGTTTCATATCTATTTTCGTTTTCTACATATCTTGCATACCCTTCATAAAACTTGGCATCAGATAATAGTTTCTTCGTATCTTTATATGTCGTACCCATGTTAATACCTCTTTATTATTATTCTTGTTCTTTTTTCTTAATTGTAAATGAACCGTTCTCGTTGTCAATCCACTCAAGTTGGTCATTTACACTCCAACCCAAGTCAGCAATTAAAGGCAACATTTCCTCAGGAATAGGAAAATAAAAATCCCCTTCCTTATCATCATATTGTATTTGAACTGTGAATGATCGACTCATACCTTACTCCATTGCTGTAACTTCATTTTAGCAGATAGACCACTAAATGTATTACTATCAATAATAGATTGTACAGCAGGACCGGATAGATTCTGCTTTACGACCATATCATTTATATCTTTGTATTCAATAAAATCTGGCCAGATACAAACCTTGTAGCTCTGGTCGATAGCCCTTCCAATCTTTTTAACGATCTCTTTGTTTCGCGGTTCATTATCATATACAATTATTAATTTATCCCTGTCTGCAACGTTGTTAAGGTTAACATCAGAGCCTGCCATTGCGATACAATTATCAAGAAAAAGACTATCGATTGGACCTTCTACGACATATACGGGTTTGTTTTTGTCGATAGAGTCTAGTCCAAATACTTTGTCCTTCGTGTCATCCAGAATGATTGTAGAGTATCTTACTGTCGATGATTTGCTAATTGATCTGCCTGTAAACCCAAAGACATATCCTTTAGAATCAACGAATGGAAATACAATACGAGGTTCATCCAATGCAACTGCCTTGTCACTGAACTTACCAGGTAGTATTGTATTTACCCAAGTGTAGTATGTAGGTGAATAGTAAATTCGAAAATGAGTGTGGGCAGGAATGCATCTTTCGACGATGTATTTTTTCGCAGGATGTTCCGGCTTTAACTGCGATATTTTACGTAATTCCTTGAATGGATCAAAGTGGTCAATTCTTCTGCTAGCGAATTTTTCGATATCTGATATAAATTTTTCAGACTGCTCAGGTTGGCCTGATTCCTTCAAGAACTCTATACGATACTCGGTATAAAGTAAAGGGTTGTAAGTCTTAAGGAACTTACTTATTGAAGCACTATAGCCACAATTAAAGCACTTAACATTAATCCTACCAGAATGTTCGTAAAAATGTCCACGAGTCTTGAACTTATTTGTTTGAGAATCACCACATACATTGCACCTGAACTTGGCATTGTACGGTTTTGTCTTAATTACCTTGAACTGCTCGAGCTGTGTTCCTGCAAGAGAAGCATATTTCTGATCTAGCCAAAGAGTATTCATCTACTATACCTTATTATAATCCAATAGGGATAGTATACAGAGGTT